AACAGCTGGAGAACAAAAAAGTGGCAAACTCGCCAGGGCAAATTGGCAAACACATTGAAGCGAAAGAGAAAAAATCGCGCATGGCGCTCCCTAGGGGAGCGCGTCAATTTAGATAAAACAAACACTTGCAAAAAAGTTTGGGACGGAAACGTCCTATTGAATTCTAACGAGCTTTCGGAGTGCTACCCAAACCAAAACGCCCCCCAAGAAACTGAAGCCCAGGCGCCGCGCGAACGTCAACCGGGCGCATGCGCCGGCATCGGGAGCGTCGACGGGACAGATTGCGCTGTCTAACAATTGAGCTACATCGCTAACGCTTACCGTTTCTTGCCTGCCTTGAGTTCCTCGACCGATGGGTATCCGCGCTTTTTAAGGGCCATCTCGATCCCCTGCATGACAAGATCATGGATTTTGCAGCGCTCTTTGAAGGCGCTTTCCCGCAATGCTTCGTAGACCGCTTCTGGGAGGTAGAGGCTCGAATGCACCACGTCCGGCCGAGGCCGACGCCCAGCGGTCTGCCTGGGGGCTCGTGCCAAAATTTTCGCTCCTCCGGGCTTTCCAGCCCGTTTGCGGGCATTGTAGACGAAACGCTCCACAGGGCGATAGCGCCACGCAACCTCCATGTTGTAGTGCTACAGCATTGACATGCTATGGCGCTCTAATATATTAACAAGCACGCGCGGGTACAATTACAGGGCGGGCGAATGAGCACTGATGATACAGCGGGCGAACAGCGCGTGATCGGCAGACCCTTTCAAAAGGGACAGTCGGGAAATCCGGCCGGCCGGCCGAAAGGCTCACGCAACAAGTTCTCCGAGCAATTCATTGATGACTTCTATGCCGATTGGCTCGCGGGCGGCGCGGAGGCTATTCGGCGGGCTCGTGAGGAGCGTCCATCAGATTATCTGCGCGTCGCTGTCACAATCTTGCCGAAGCAAGTCAAGGTCGAGCACGGCCTTGAACATATGACGGACGAGCAAATTCGTGAGCGCATTACAGCCATCGACCGAGCCATCGCTGAGCAACTCGGAACTGTTGCGGGACCGCTTGAGCCTCACAGCGGAACTGGAGCGCCGGCTAAACCGCACTAAGCTGTTTCGGTATAGGCCCTACCCCAAGCAGCGAGAGTTTCATGCCGCGGGCGCAACGCATCGGGAGCGGTTGCTGATGGCGGCGAACCAGGTCGGCAAAAGCTTTTGCGGCGCTGCCGAGGCTGCGTTTCATCTGACCGGACGATATCCCGATTGGTGGCAGGGACGCCGCTGGGACAGGCCGGTGCGGGCCTGGGCCGGATCGCAGACCGCGGAGGTCACGCGCGATGCCCTGCAAAAGCTGCTCGTCGGGCCGCCCAAGCTGGAGGGCGAGTGGGGCACCGGGCTTATCCCCGGCGATGATCTCGTGGATTGGGCGCGTCGCCAGGGGGTGCCTGATGCACTTGATGGCGTGACCGTAAGGCATGTCAGCGGCGGCGTCTCAACGCTTGGGTTCAAGTCATACGACCAGGGCCGCACCAAATGGCAGGGCGCAACCCTCGACTGGGTGTGGTTTGACGAGGAGCCGGATCTGGACATCTATCTGGAGGGGCTGACCCGGACAAACGCAGTCGGTGGCATCGTCTGGCTGACATTTACGCCGCTGCTCGGCATGTCCGAGGTCGTACACCTATTCGATCAGGAGTGCGGGCTATTATGAGCAAGCATGTGACCCACATGACGCTGGAGGATGCGGAGCACTACACCCCGCAGCAGCGTGAAGCGATCATCGCGAGCTATCCCGAGCACGAGCGGGATGCGCGCACGAAAGGACTGCCGGCGCTCGGATCGGGCCTTGTATTCAACGTCCCAGATGATGCCATCGCGGTCGATCCAGTGCCCATCCCGAAACACTGGGCGCGCATCAACGGCCTCGACTTCGGCTGGGACCACCCATTTGCCGCCGTCTCGCTGGCACATGATCGTGACGCTGATGCGCTCTACGTCACGCATGCTTATCGTGAGGCGCGCAGCACGCCGATCATTCACGCCGCAGCGATCAAGCCGTGGGGCGCCTGGATTCCCTGCGCCTGGCCGCATGATGGATTGCAGCACGACAAGGGATCGGGAGATGAGCTTGCCGCCCTTTATCGTGCTCAGGGCCTCAACATGCTGCAGGAGCGGGCGACGTTCGAGGACGGCGGCTGCGGCGTTGAGGCGGGCGTTATCGGCATCCTCGATCGGATGCAGACCGGCCGCTTTAAAGTTTTTCGGCATCTTACTGACTGGTTTGCGGAGAAGCGCGGCTATCACCGGAAAGATGGTGTCATCGTCAAAGCGCGGGACGACCTGCTCAGCGCCACCCGCTATGCCGTAATGATGCTGCGATTTGCCGAGGTCGCACCAAGGCTGCAACGGTACAAGCCTGCACGCCCCTTGAGCGCATGGGCCGTGTAGATGGCCACAGGATAGTGATGGTAAGTCGTTACGGATGCGCGTACACTATGGAACAAACACGTCATTATTCCACAGTGTAAGGCCCCGGACGGCGAATTTTCGGGCCTTGGGAGGCGGTCGGTGCCATGACGCCAACCACCGTAAATTCCACAGTTGCCCGCAACCGGGAATATCTCACCGGAAAAGAGATCGAGAGGCTGATGGCGGCGGCGCGGAAATCCAGCCGTTATGGCCACCGCGATGCGACGATGATCCTGCTCGCCTACCGGCACGGCCTGCGCGCCTCTGAGGTCTGCGATCTGCAATGGCACCAAGTCGAACTCGCTACCGGCCGCTTGCACGTCCGACGACGCAAGAAGGGGACGCCGAGCGTGCATCCCATGCAAGGGGACGAAATCCGTGCGCTGCGACGCTCACAACGCGAGCAAGGGGCTGGTGCGCATGTCTTCGCCACGGAGCGCGGCGGGCCGATGGCGCCGAAGAGCTTTCATGCCTTGATTGCCCGCTTGGGTGAACGGGCGAAGATGCCCTTCCCGATCCATCCGCATATGCTGCGGCACGCATGTGGCTACGCGCTGGCGAATGCTGGCCACGATACGCGCGCACTGCAAGCGTGGCTGGGTCACCGCAACATCCAGCACACCGTGCGCTATAGCGAATTAGCGCCGGATCGGTTCCGAAATTTCTGGCGTTCGTGACTGCGTCGACCTTTGGACAGTAATTTTCCCTCTTGGTGACTCAGGGAAGCCCGTAAACTCGTTTAGCATCAGGGGCCGCTAGGTGGGTAGCTGGACGAGACCAGAACGCGTCAGGGGACTCGCCTGAGTCATGGGGGAGCCCTTAGCCGAAGGCCCCGCCGTCCTTGAGCGTAAAGACCGCACGCTTCCGACGTGATATTGTTCCCTTCACTAGACTAGGCTGCCCTCGCACGGGAGGGCCATATGCCTGTCACTATCAGACGGCGGGAATTGATAGCCGCGCTCGGCGGCGCGGCGGCGGTAGCATGGTCGCTCGCGGCACGCGCGCGACAGGGCGGGCGGGTGGCGGGCACCCTCAGTAGAAATTCGGTCCGTATGGTGCGGCGTAGCCTGATTTCACACGCTCGCAAGCTAAGGCGTAGCTGCTGGCGTAGACGCCCCAAGGTGCAGAGGAGCTTGTTCCGTAAGGTATCCAGTAGTTGGACGCCGGACATCCATAGCCGGAGTACGATCCAGAGCCGTTGCCAGCAGCACTTGCGTAAGCCGGGCTACGGTATGCGCGGCGATACGCCCTTCGGCTGACACCTGCAACGCTCGTCGCAGTTAGCGGCCGTTCTTGGGCTTCAGCACTGGCAAGCGATAGCCCCACATTCGTATGCGACCATTGAAGCGAGAGGGGCGCCGCAGTCAATATTGCGGCCCCAGCGATAGTCCCAAGCATACCAAGTTTTGTCATGATCGGTCCTCAGTCTTGATACTCACGATAACGTGGCGCACGTGCCGCGTTCTTCCACTACAATGTTTCTCAATCGCGCAAAAGCGCATTCCCATTTGCGATCAATTCACTGTGACGCGCTTCGCCAATCATTCTTGTTGGCCATGTCGGGCCATGCAGGTCCGATACAGATGGATTTGGGTGTTACCCCATTCGTGCAGCGGATATCGTTGGGCCAAGCGGTTGCACTCCTGAAGGGCCGCCGCGCGCGCCGCGCTGATTTGACTGGGGGCTCCCTGAGCAACCGCGCTAGCGATGGGGACTGCGGTCAACCAAAGAGCTGCGATGGTCGTTGCCAGCCCAAGCTTTGTCGTGGCCTTGGCGAACAACCTCGCGACTTTGTGTCCCTCTG